GCAGTCAATGAGTTTATGGAGCATGTGAGAGTTGGTAAGACTATGCATGAGGGTGAGGCCACAGGACAGGTCATTCATTCTCTGCCTATTACTGACGAGATTTGCAAAGCTCTCGGAATCCAGTGTGATCGTGAAGGATGGATTGTAGCCTATAAGGTCTACGATGATGAAGTCTGGAAGCGAGTAAAGTCTGGTGAACTAAAGGCCTTCTCTATTGGGGGTCGCGCAACCAAAGAGGAATATAACATTGCCTAATCTCCTCAAACAACTCCAACTAGAGGAACTTTCCTTGGTGGATCGCCCAGCGAACCCTTTGGCAATGGCTCCTCTATACAAACGTGATACTTCCCAAGGAGAAGACATGACCGATAAAACACAAGTTAAGGATGACGAGGCTGTAGAGGCCCTGAAGTCCGAAGTAACAGAACTAACAGAGAAATCAGACAAACTCAAAGCTGAGAACGAGCGCCTTCGTAAGTCACTTATTGAAGACGGCTATTCAATCACAGCAGAGTCTATCGAAAAGAAGGCTCCAGAGGAGTTTATCGAGTACGATGGCGAAAAAATCAACAAGTCTGATGTTCCTGCCCCCATTCTTAAAGCTCTTGAGCAAGCCAATGCTGATAAAGCTGATACGGCCCTCACGAAGCGAGCAGAAGCGGAACTCCCGAACTTCTCAGTTGAAGTAGCTAAGTCTCTTTTGACTGCTGTTTCTAAGATGGATGACATGGAAATCCTCATGGAAGCTCTGAAGGCTGCTGATGTGACCCTAGGGCAGAAGATGGAAGAATTTGGTAAATCCGATGTCAATGGTGACTTCGATAGTGCCGAAGCTAAACTGGAAGCACTGGCTAAGGCCCATGCCTCTGATAAAAAGGTTTCCTATGCAAAAGCATATGCAGCCGTAATCAAAACTGATGATGGTAAAGCCCTCGTCAAAGAAGTCTATAAGAAAGGCTAAACAATATGTCTACTCAAGGTAATCAAATCCGTGAGACAATGGTAGCTGGCGCTGACCTTAGTGCTGCTCAGTTCACCTTTGTCAAAATGAACACGACTGATCGTACTGTAGTTGCCGCTGGTAACGCAGAAGCTGCTTTCGGTGTTCTCATTAATGACCCAACATCAGGTAAGGCTGCTACAGTCGTTACTCATGGTCGCGTTAAAGTACTTTGCGGTACTGGCGGTCTGACTGCTGGTGCTACTGTAGGTGTAGATGCTAACGGCGCTGCTGTTGTATCCGCTACCTCCGATATCATTGTGGGTGTCTGCGTAGATGCAGCCGCTGCTACAGGTTATGCAACAATTGACTTCTTCCGTGGTGGCAACGCCTCCGCTTAAGATATAGAAATAAGGAACTACTAATATGCCTATGTTGACTCCAAGTCAAGTGCATCTGGATCAGCCGCTCACTAACCTGACGCTGGCCTACTTGCAAGACGAATCTAACTTTATCGCTGGTAAAGTCTTCCCAATGGTGGACGTTGCTAAACAATCCGATAAATACTACATCTATGACCGCGAGAACTTTAACCGTTCTGGTGAGCGTAAAGCTCTGGCTCCACGTACTCGTCCTGAGCGCGTCGGTATGTCGGTCTCTAACAGCAACTACTTCGCTGATGTCTATGGCCTAGCTACAGACTTTGACGAGCAGACACTTGCTAACGAAGATGCAGCTTTGGAAATCCGTTCTGCTGGTGCTAATATGCTTATGCATAACATGCTCATCGACCGTGAGAAGGATTGGGTAACTAATTTCTTCGGTACTGGTATCTGGACTACTGACTGGGCTGGTGTAGCTTCTGGTCCAACTAGCTCTCAGGTTATCAATTGGGATGACTATACAGACTCTACTCCAATTGTAGACATCACACGCGCACGTCGCACTATGCAGCTTGTGTCTGGTGGCTTTAAGCCCAACACAATGGTTGTAGGTAAGGCTGTTCGTGATGCTCTGATCAACAACCCTGACATCCTTGCGCGTCTGAACGGTGGTGCTACTGTTACTAACACAGCACTTATCACTGACGCTAAGTTGGCAGAAGTCTTCGAAGTAGAGAACTTCTTTGTCATGGAAGCTGTGGAGAACACTGCTGCTGAGGGTATTACAGAATCTAACGCCTTTATTGGTGGTAACGGTGTTCTGCTTTGCTACACTCCTAGCTCTGCTGGTCTCATGTCTCCTGCTGCTGGTCTGACCTTCACATGGAACTCCCTGCCAGGTGCATCTTTCGGTGTTACCGTAGAGAGCTACACAGGCGACTTCCTCCGTGTTGAGGGTATTGCTGAAGAGCTGCACGTTAAGCAGGCTTATGACATGAAAGTCGTTGGTCCTGACCTCGGCTTGTTCATCTCTAGCGCAATCGCTTAATAGCGTAGTAAACAATAGTATCTCCCAGTGGTTCATAGTATCTTGCTGGGGGATACACCCCTAAGACCCAATCATAATAATTTGTAGCTTCGATAGCAAGCTATCTCAATAGTACTAAGGACAACTAAAATGGATAGAAAAGCTGAAAAGCAATTCCGTATTGATAACGCATTTGGATGGCAAGTAGACCGTCCTGTGTTTGTAAAGACCTCGTTCTCAGCATTCGGTAAGACGTGGGGACAAGGCGAAGAATTTAATTGGATCAACCAACACTTTCGTAAAGAAGACTGGGAGCAACAGCTTCACAATGTCCATAATCTTTATGCCAGTGGGTTCATCCGTCACAATAGTGCAAAAGAACAGACTAACAAAGTTGGTGATCGCCTTAACGAGTTGAACTCAGAGCAATTGAGAAGCCTCGTTACTCAGCTAAATGCCATTGTTAAGAGCCGTACATCATCAGCACAAGAGTTTGGTGACAAGAAGTGTAAGCAGTCGAAGATTGATGATAAGCAACGAGGGCTTATTCGTCAGTGGCTACGTAGGAATACTTGGGCCACAGATGAGTTCTACACTATCAGAGATACCATTATTGGATAATTACTAAGGGGACTAACTATATGTCGTGGTCATATGACGAAGATAACTTAAACACTACGACAGCCTCAGGTCGCCTAAACGTAGTAAGATTGCTTGTTGGTGATACTAATGTATCCGATACACAGGTACAAGACCAAGAGATAGCCTTCGCCTTAACCCAGACTAACAACAGTACCTATTATGCTGCTGGATGGATCGCTAGGGCTATCTCAGGTAAGTACGCTAGACAGGTCACTATCGACCTAGATGATCAGCTTATGGCTCAGTACAGTGACTTAGCTGTGCAGTATTCCCTCTTAGCTGATAGACTTGAGTATCAGGGCAAGCGTACAGCAGGAGCCTTGGGTATGATCGGTGGTGGTATTAGCAGGGCTGATATGGAAACTGTCAGAGATAACACCGACCGTAATGATCCTTCGTTCAGACGTGATCAGTTCAAGAATCCTCCAGATGGTAGTTCATACGGCTATTATGACCCTAACGAATAAGGACAGCGAATGTCAGTTCTTCTATCCAAGAATGTGCTTCAGCTAATTAATTCGTTTGGTAGGTCAGTTACTTTAACTAAGCCTGCGTATGGCGCTTATGATCCAGCTACAGGTACAGTCTCTAGCACTACAAATACAACCTACACAGTCAAGTGCTTCTTTGCCGACTTTAATCTTTCTGAGATTGATAACGACAATATCTACCTTGGTGATCGTAAGGCTTACCTTCCTGCTGTAGATACCGCTGGTGCTGCTCTGCCATTACCTGACGCTGAGGATACTATCTCAGGTGTTGGCGATGGTGTTAAGATCGTAAGAGTTCAAGAGCTTTGGTCAGGTGACACCCGTATCTGCTACATCTGTCAAGTGAGAGGATAATCTATGGTAACGCAAGTAACTATTAGCCCTAGCTTCCAAGCTAAGATGGATAAGATAGACGAGTTAATTGGCGACAGAATTGAAGAGAAGTTGGTTAGCCTTGGTAACTACGCTGTAGAAATCTCCCCCGTTTACTCTGGTGCCTTCGTTAATTCATGGTCCCTCGTTCCTATCGGCTCAGGTGCTGGACGCTCTCGTATATCCTCTTATGACTACAAGGGTAATACCTCAAGGCTTAAGCACCCAGAACGGGCTAATCCAACTGAGCAGAAGGCAAAAGCAAGAGTTAATATAGCTAATGATGCCAAAACTCATTCGAAGAGTATCGTAGAGAAGGGCGGGGCAGTCTTAACCAATAGAGCGCCACACGCTGAAATAGTAGATAGAAAATACCTGACAGTCACAAGAGTTAGGGATAGGTTTAGATAATGGCTTCTATATATGATGACATACGCCGTGTTCTTGAGGCTACCCTAGCTGGAATTGCTGGAATACCTGACATCGCATGGGAAAACGTAACCTTTAACCCTACACCGTCAAGCCCATTCGTTAAGGCAAGGTTTGCTCCTACTATTAGAGAGCCTGCTGTGAGGGGCCTTAATCCTCAGATGTACTACCAAGGCGTATTCGTCGTGGATGTTTATGTGCCAGAGGGCGTAGGGCCAAGTGCAGGGGACGATATTGCTAATAGTATTATTGAAACCTTTGACGCCCCAAAAGATATAACAGTTAACGGTGTATCTATCACTATCAGATATGCAGAGCGAGAACTAGGCACTATTGAGGGTGCTTATTACACAATACCAGTCAACATTGGCTGGCTAATATATAACTAGGAGATACCCTAAATGGCCTTTGCCCAGAATAGCCGTAGCGGCTTAAGCTACATTGAGGAAGAAACCTTTGGTACTACACCAGCGGGTAACTTCATAACACTACCGTTTAATACACACAGCCTGAACATTAGTAAAGATCGTGTTCAAGGTAACGAAATCCAACCTGACCGTATCACACGAGTTGATCGTCATGGTAACAAGCAAGCGGGTGGCGACATTGTTGTTGACCTTCGTGACGGTGACTTTGATGCCTTCCTTGAGAGTGCTATGTTTGGTACTTGGGACGATAGCCCTGTAGGTTTGCCTGACGTACTTACTGTAGGCACTACGCTTAAGACCTTCACTATCGAAGATGCAGCTAACGACATTACTCAGTACCGCTTGTTTACAGGCATGGGTGTTAGCTCTATGGCAGTGTCCCTTGCTCCTAACCAGATGGTTACTACAACCTTCACAATGGTAGGTAGCGATGGTTCTATCTCAGGTACAGGTAAGACACTAACAGCAGCCTCTACTAACCAGCCTTTCGACTCTTACTCAGGAGACCTTAGCATTGGTAACGTAGCTGCTGCTTCAGCTTCCGCTATTGTAACTGGACTAGACTTCACGATTAACAACTCCTTGTCACCAACTTTCGTTGTAGGTAGTGATGCTACACCACAGCTTGAGTATGGTATGGCAATGGTAGAGGGTACTATGTCTGCTTACTTTGAAGATGCAGATTTGGTTAACCGCTTCTTGAATGAAACCGAAAGTGAGTTGATCGTTAGTGTGAATGACCCGACTGCTGCTAACGAATACACTTTCAACTTCCCACGTATTAAGATCAACGGTGCTGATGTACCTGTTGGTGGACAGACTGGAAGTCGTATCGTTCAAATGCCATTCGTCGCTATCTATGATGCCACTGAAGGTACTAACTTCTTCATCAACCGTCCTGATAGCACCTAAGTAATCCCGTAAGGGTAGGGCTGGGGTTCTTATGTCGGGTGAGGCTCCAGCCTGTTAAACCAACCCGACAATATAACTGCGTTATACCCGACTTACTCTCTAACGTAAAAACTGTATATTTACTGTACAGCGTAACAACCTAAAGGAAATCCCGACATGGACCTAATGAACCTAGTACCGACTACAGATGAAATCATTGTAGTTCTCAAACACCCAAGCACTTACGAACCGTTGTTGAATGATGACGATAGTGAGATGACTGTCACAGTATTCGCACCTCACTCTAAGGAGTACAAGGCTGCTGTGCATGAGCAAACTAATATCCGATTGAAGCAGATGCAAGCAAAAGGCAATCGTAACAGCAATGTTATTACTGCTGAGGAGCTAGAGAAAGCTACGATCAAGATGCTTGCTAAGACTACTAAGGA